GCCAAGCGCGGCGGGATGCTCACGTCGCACCGGCAGGGCACTGCGCACAACGCGGCGGCCCCGGGCGCGGCGGTGGACAAGCACTTCGCGAACGCCATCGAGTACGTGCAGAACATCTGGCACAAGAACCCGCGGGCGGACGCCGAGAAGCTCGGTGCGCTCCGCAACGCCGCGTCCTCGGTGTCGCCGGCGGACGGCGGGTTCCTCGTCCCTGAGACGCTCCGCTCTCAGCTGCTTCAGCTCGCGCTGGAGAAGGCCGCGGTCCGCCCGCTCGCCACGGTGGTTCCGATGGAGTCGGCTCGGGTTCCGTTCCCGATGATCGACACCACCACGAACGCGGGCAGCGTGTTCGGCGGGATGGTCGCCTACTGGGGCGAGGAAGGCGCAGCGCTCCAGGACTCGAACCCCAAGTTCGGCCGCGTCGAGCTCGACGCGAAGAAGCTCACCGGCCTCAGCGCCGTCCCGAACGAGCTGCTCCAGGACTCCATCGTCAGCTTCTCCGCGCTGATCGAGACGCTGTGGCCGCAGGCCCTCGCCTTCGAAGAGGACGCCAAGTTCCAGACCGGCAGCGGTACGGGCGAGCCCTCCGGATTCCGCGGCTCTCAGAACCCGGCCGCGGTCGCCGTGACCCGCACCACCGCCAACCTCATCAAGTACACGGACATCGTCAACATGTTCGCGCAGATGCTGCCCTCCAGCCTGTCGCGCGCCGTGTGGATGTGCTCCCCCGACGCCATCCCCCAGCTCCTCCAGATGAGCCTCACCGTCGGCACCGGCGGCAACAGCATGTTCATCGTCAACGCCGCAGCCGGCATGCCGATGACCATCTTCGGCCGCCCGCTGATCATCACGGAGAAGGCTGGCGCGCTCGGCGCCCGCGGCGACCTCGCGTTCGTCGACCTCTCCTACTACCTCGTGGGCGACCGGCAGATCATGACCGCGGACTCCTCGACCGACTACAACTTCGGCGCCGACAAGACCACGTTCCGCATCATCCAGCGCGTCGACGGCCGCCCGTGGATCCAGTCCGCGATCACCCCCCAGAACGGCAGCACCAACAAGCTCTCCCCGTTCATCGAGCTCGCCGCGTAGCACCCCCGGCCGCCGCCGGCATTCAACCCCCGGCGGCGGTGCACCACCCGGGTCGGCAGTGTCGCCCCGAACCGGCAACCCCCAGACAGGAGAACCCCCATGGCATCCGAAGGACTTGGCCGACTGTTCGACATCAGCGTCGGCGCAGCCCCGGTCGACCTCTCGTCCGCTGCCGTCACCGGCAAGCGTGTCAGTCTGAAGCGCGCGGCCGCCCTGACCATCGTCGTGTTCAAGGCGGCGGGCACGGCGGGCGACGACCCGACGGTGACGCTGAAGCAGCACACCGCATCCTCGTCCGGCACCAGCAGCAACCTCGCGGTCATCGACCACTACTACCTGAAGAACGCCACCACCCTCGCGGGCACGGAGACGTGGACCCGGGTAGCGCAGACCGCGGCCGCGACGATCGCCGACCCGGGCGGCGTCGGAACGTCGGCCGAGTCGCAGCAGATCCTCGTCATCCCGGTGCTCGGTACCAGCCTGTCCGACGGCTACAGCTACGTGTCCCTCGACGTCGCCGACGTGGGTACGAACGCGCAGCTCGGCGGGGTCCTGTACCTGCTCCACGACCTGGCCGCAGGCCGGGCGCCGGCCAACCTTCAGGCGGCACTGTCCTGATGGCTGTCTGGGAGTGCGCGGAGTGCACGGCCAAGTACTCGGTGGGGGCGCCGAAGTGCCCGCAGTGCGGATCGACCGTGCGCGTCAACGAGAACACGCAGCCTCCGGAGGAGGACGAAATGGCGAAGATCACCGTTCACGGCGGCCCGTCCAACGCGGCCGCCGACGAGGGGGGTGAGGACGTATCAGCTGGTACGAGCTCCTCGACATCATCCGAGACGGCGTCGCCGAGTACAGAGCCGAGCGAGCCCGCCAGCCCATCGCGTGCCCGCGGTGCGGCGAGCCGCTCGAAGCAGGGCCGGACAGCGGGATCCTCCACTGCCGGTTCGACGGGTGGCAGTGGCCCCGAGACCGCCACTGCTGACAAGGACTGAGGGGAGGGACGACGAGCATGACGACCCTGCGGTCGAACCTGCTGTTCAAGGCCAGCGGTCTGACGCTGAACAGCAACACCAACCACATCAGCGCCGCGGTATCGAACCTGGTCACGAACCGGACCGAGGCCATCGACATCTCGCAGGTCGGCAGCGGGCTGCTCGTCGTCCACGTCGCGAACGCACCCACGGGCACGAGCCCGAGCCTCGCGGTGTTCTTCGAGGTCGCGGACGAGTTCGGGAACTGGATCCTCACCTCGAACGCGACCGCCATCTCTGGCGCTGCGATCACCTCGTCCGGCTACACGTACGGACAGATCACCAACGGTTACACCCTCGCCGACCAGGGCCGAATCCGCTGGACCGTCGGCGGCACAGCCAGTCCGACGTTCACCGGGGTCGGGTTCTCCCTGTACGGCCGGCCCTGACCCCCATCTGCCAGTACCCGACGAGACCGCGAGAGGAGGAAGACGATGACGGCGGCTGACACCAACACGAGCCCGGATGGCATCTGGTATGCGACCCGTGAGGACATCATGCGCGGCCTCGACGTCCAGACCTCTGCGCGCAATCGGCGCCAGATCGATCAGGCGCTGGAGTCCGCATCGCGGAGCGTGGACAGTCTGTGCCACCGCCGGTTCGCCCCGGTTGCGGCGACGCGGTTCTTCGACTGGCCGCCGCGGGCCGGTGCGACGCCGTGGGTGCTGCGCCTGGACGACCAGGAGTTGATCTCCGTCGACTCCCTCTCCTCCGGCGGCCGGACGATCACGGCCGACGAGTACAACCTCGAACCGGTGAACAGCGGCCCGCCGTTCAACCGGGTCGAGATCCGGCTGTCCTCCGACGGCGCGTTCGGCGGCGGCAACACCTACCAGCGCGACGTACAGATTGCCGGACTGTGGGGCTACCGCGACAGGCAGACACCCCTCGGCGCGACAGCGGCCGCAGTGAGCAGCACAACCGCCGCTACTGTCACCGTCGACGGCCCCACCTCAGCGACCATCGGTGTCGGCTCGATCCTCCGCCTCGACGACGAGCGCCTCATCGTCACCGAACGGACGCAGGCGTACTCGGGGCAGACCCTCGCCACCGCCCTCGACGCCCAGATGAAGTCCGTGATCGTGGCCGTCGCTGACGGGACCGTGTACGCGGTCGACGAGACGATCCTCATCGACGGCGAACGCATGCTCATCAACGACATCGCAGGCGACCAACTCATCGTGCAGCGCGCCTACGACGGGACTGTCCTGGCCGCGCACGACCAGTTCACGGCGATCTACGCCCCCCGCACTCTCACGGTGACCCGGGGTGTCCTCGGTACCACCGCCGCCACGCATACCTCCGGCAGCACCGTCTACCGGTGGGATTCCCCGGGCCTGGTGCAGCAGCTGACCAAGGCCGAGGCGATCACTCAGCTCACGCAGGAGCGCGCCGGCTGGTTCCTCAAGGCGTCCACGACCGGCAACTCGGCGGCCAGGGTCAGCACGGAAGCACTGCAGACGCTGCGGGACCAAACGTGTGCCGAGCACGGGCGCAAAGCGCGCCATCGGGCGGTGTGACATGGCACTCCGTATCGAACTGCGCTTGAAGGGTCCTGTAGTTCAGGGCCGCGGTCCGGCTGTCGTGAAAGCGATGACCGCGGTCGCGATGGAGGAGGTCGCGGATTACACGCGGTACGAGGTGCTGAGCCAGCTGGGGGCTGTCCTGCAGCATCCGACGGGCTACTACGAGTCTCAGATCGTCAAGGACCGGGTGGCTCCGGAGACGTACAGCGTCAACGACAGCAATGTGATCTACGGTCCGTGGCTGGAGGGCATCGGCTCCCGCAACGCCCCCGTCACCCGGTTTGAGGGCTATCGCACGTTCCGCATCGTCCGGAACCGGATGGCGCAGAAGGCTAAGGCCGTCGCGGAGGCCGCGATCAGCCGGCAGATGGGGGCGCTGGAGTGAGCCTCGACATCCGCACCATCCTCGCCGCGGTGGAATCTCACGCCCTCGCTAGCGGCTTCTTCCAGGCTGTCAACGGTCACGAGCCCAAGTCTGCGCCGCAGAACGGGCTCACGTGCGCGGTGTGGGTGGAGCAGATCGGCCCTGCACGCGGAGGGTCCGGCCTCGACTCGACGAGTGTCCGCCTCGCGCTGTACGTGCGCCTGTACTCGCCGATGATGCAGGAGCCCGAGGACGCCATCGACCCGGACCTGATGACAGCACTCGACGCGCTGATGACCGCGTACAGCGCCGACTTCACCCTCGGCGACCTCGTCCGCCAAGTCGACCTCCTCGGCCACTACGGCGATCCGCTCGGAGCGCGTGCCGGGTATCTGACGACGTCCGGCGCCGAGTACCGGGTGCTGACGATCACTCTCCCCCTCGTGGTGGACAACCTCTGGAAGCAGGTGGCGTAGTGGCCAAACAGGCGGGGCTCGGCGATGCCCTGTACCTCACCGGCAATGACCTGTCCGGCGACTTCACCGCGCTCGGCAACGTGGGCGGCGGCCCCGCCGCGCTCACCAACACGGGCATCGACAAAAGCGCGATGGAACGGATCGGGGGCGTCCTCGACGGGCGCCTCGAAGCCGCGTCCTGGTTCAACCCGGTGCTGTCCCACCCGGTGCTCTCAGCGCTCCCCACGACCAACGTGCAGGCGATGTACTGCCGCGGTACGACCCTCGGCAGTCCCGCCGCGAACATCGTCGCCAAACAGATCAACTACGACGGCAGCCGCGGCAACGACGGCGCGTTCACCTTCTCCACCTCGATGCAGGCCAACGGGTCCGGCGTCGAGTGGGGGGTCCTCCTCACCGCAGGGAAGCGCACAGACACCGCGGCGACGAACGGGACTTCGGTGGACCTGACGACCGTCTCGACGCTGTTCGGGGCGCAGGCGCACCTGGAGGTGTTCGCGTTCACCGGGACTGACGTGACGGTCAAGATCCAGGACTCGGCGGACAACGTCTCATTCGCCGACATCACCGGCCTGGCCTTCACCGCAGTCACCACTGCACCGCAGGCGCAGCGCATCGCGACCGCAGCCGGAGCGACGATCCGCCGCTACATCCGCGCGGTAACCACCACCAGCGGCGGCGTCACGTCCGTGCAGTTCGCCGTCTCGTTCACCCGCAACGACACGGCGGTGATCCTGTGAACCGCATCGAGCCGAACCTGCCGACGCAGGCGTACCAGACGTACAGCATCACCGCCGCCCGTGACACGACCGTTGTCGCCGCGTGCGAGCAGGTCGGATGCCCGCAGTGGCAGCACGGGTGGGAATCGGTCATCGACGAGGCCACCGAGTTGGGCCAGCGGCAGGCCGCGTACATCCGGGGCCAGTCGAGGCGCACGTTCCGCGAGATGAAGACGGAAGTCGGCCTGACGGTCTTCCGCTTCGAGGCGGGCCAACGCTGCTTCACCGAGCACCGCACCCGGCCGGAGATCTACCTCGTCCGCGACGGGGACCACCGCGGCAACCCGACCGGGCGCCGGCGGCAGCACACGCGCCCAGCGGACTGGGTGGAGGACATGGCCGAGAACCAGGGCCACCTCATCGACATGCAGCAGAAGGGATGACCCATGTCCAAGCAGAGCGGCCTCGGCTGGTCAGTGTGCTCGGTTGACGATTCGGCCGGCGCGGTAAAAACAATCA